GCGATGGAGCATTGAAGAAATCATCAACGAAATTCACCGCATCAAGGAGCTTGAAACAGGGAGACTAGAGAATGTATACTACAGTATCTTTGGTAAAGACATAGAGGTAGCATACCAAGAATACCTGAAAGAGCTAGCAGAATGCTAGGATGGGCTTGGATGGTAGCATGTGCTTTTATTTTTATAATGGTAATATACGAAATATACTTTGAGGATTGAACAATGCGTTGTAAAGCATGTAACAAAGAACTAACAGACTATGAGTCAACACGCAGAGCAGCAGAGTCTAATGAATTCATAGACTTGTGCAATGATTGTTACAACAGTATTAGCGAGGATGTTGTAGCATTTGAGAGGGCAGACCTAATGCATACGGATGACATAGATAATTTAGGGCTTGACATCTAACGATAGTGTGATATAATAACTATATAGACTAAGCAGCTAGATAGCTATGTAGCTCCAAAGTTTAGAAGAATATATACTACTGTACTTTGATAAACTAAATAGCTATACAGCTATGAAGAGGTAAGAAATGAAAGAACTACCGGAAAGCTTTGACACAGTAGCACAGGAACTAGCGATGCATGTTTCATTGTGTGTATGTGCAGAGTACATTGAGTCATGGGGACTGTCTGATTTCTTGGAGAAACTACAGGACTACAGCGCAGACCCTGCACTACCCTTTGTATTCAACTACGCAGATAAAATGGAGCGAGAGTTATGAAGCAGGACAAACCAGTGTACAGTTATGATGATGCCTTGGAACTACTGTCGGAGCATGCAGTAGGTACAGAATCAATGAAGAAGATTGAAGACTTCTTTGACAGTCGGAAGAATCACTTTGACTACCTGCAGCGTAGGCTACGCACAGCAGAGGGTATTGTAGGTTCATACATCATTGATGAACACATGGAGTTTACAGGATGAATGACATACCAACATTCGCCCTGCTCTTGGAACTGTACAACAGAATGACAGAGGAACTCTACGAACCTACATCAAACTATGATGCTGTGTTGACAGACATGCCACAGCATGATACAATGGAGGTGTACTTTTTACTAGAGGAATACATTCTAGCGTACAAGGAACTAATCAACCAACGAAATCATATGCAAGGATAACCACATGGCCTTTGTTGAATACGACTTAGCCTGTCCAAAGTGTGACAGCAGCGATGCCTACGCCATTGACGATAAGGGATGGGGCAAGTGCTTCAGCTGCAACAGTAATATTCCGCCAGAGCAGAATGGAGCAGAGACAGTCAGCACAGTACAGGATAGTAGGGTAGCATTCCTTAACAGACAATCGTCCCGTACAGGGCAGTACAGTAGCTCTCAGGGTACATCTGGAGGCTATTCTGCATCCAATGGTGTAGTGTACCGTGACATGCGTGACAGAAAGCTAGACATCCCGACACTGCAGAAGTATGGTGTTGGATTCAGGGGTACAGACATTGTATTTCCGTATGCCAATGATGCAGCAGCAAAGGTACGCATTGGCGGTGAGAAGAAGTTTAAGATCGAGGGTGAATGGAATACCACACCATCCTTGTTTGGGCAGGAACGATTTAGTTCTGGAGGTAAGCGGGTACTCTGTGTTGAGGGGGAGTTTGATGCACTCGCAGCATACCAGATGCTAGGCTACAAGTATCCTGTAGTTTCAGTGAGGAATGGCGCACAGTCTGCGCTGAATGACTGCAAGAATAACTATGAGTGGCTGGATAGTTTTGATGAGGTCACATTCTTTTTTGATAATGACACAGCAGGACAGGATGCACAGGCAAAGTGTGCAGAATTATTTAGTCACAAGTCATTCACCATTACGCCATCCAATAATCTGAAGGATGCATGCGAGTACATGGATGGGCACCAGAAGGCGTTTGTTGATGCATTCTGGAGGGCTGAACGCTGGACACCTGATGGTATTGTGGCAGGCTCATCGCTGTATGATGCAGTCATGAAGCCTATCAACAAGGCAGACGTAATGTACCCGTATGATGGACTGAACAAGCTGACATACGGCATACGGCAGGGCGAGCTAGTGACAGTCACAGCAGGTAGTGGACTAGGTAAGTCACAGTTCCTGCGTGAGATTGTGTGGCACATCCTGCAGAATACAACAGACAACATCGGTCTAATGTTCTTGGAAGAATCCACACGCAAAACTGGCCTGTCACTGATGTCACTGGCTGCAGACAAACCACTACACCTACCGGACTGTGAATCAACACAGGAGGAGAAGGACTCAGCATTTGAGCAGACACTAGGAACGAATCGAGTCTTCCTGTTCGATCACTTTGGTAGCTCTGATGTGGACAACATTGTCAACAGGGTGAGGTATCTTGCCAAGGTTGTAGGATGTAACTACATATTTGTAGACCACATCTCAATCATTGTATCTGCACAGAATAATGGTGATGAGCGAAAGGCGATTGATGAGATCATGACCAAGCTGCGTATGCTGGTGCAGGAGACAGGGGTGTCACTGATCTGTGTGTCACACCTCAAACGTCCTGAATCAAAGGGGCATGAGGAGGGAGCAGCAACATCATTGGCACAGCTGCGTGGCTCAGGATCTATCGCACAGCTATCGGACATGGTGATAGGTCTAGAGAGGAATGGGCAGGCCGATGATGCAACAGAACGTAACACTACCCGTGTGCGTGTACTGAAGAATCGGTTCTGCGGTATCACAGGCAAGGGATGCAGCCTGCTGTATGACCTACGCACAGGCAGAATGAATGAGTTCAATGAGCAGGAAGAAGCGGAGAAAGCATTATGATGAACTGCACAATCTGCAATGTAGATCTTGTACTTGGAGAGAACTTTCAGGAAGGTAACAAACGGCAGAAGCGTTACTACTGTAATACTTGTAGCCATGATAAGAACACAGAAAGAATGTGGGTGAATGGTAAGTACATACCAAAGACACACCCGCTGTACAAGCCCGGTAGGTTCAAGACACTGGATGATGCATGGTCACACACAGAGATAGACTCCCGCAGTACAGAGGGTGAGGTTTACATCATTCGCAACAGTGCGTGGACTAACTGGTTGAAGGTAGGCAAGGCAGTCAGTAGTGAGGATAGACTAAATGGTTACCAAACCTCTTCCCCTTTCAGGGATTATGTGTTAGAATATTATGAGACATTCGATAATCGACACCAAGCAGAGGCAGAGATTCATCGGATGCTAGAGAAGCATGACAAATGTTTTGAACGTAAGGGTGAATGGTTTAGAACCTACATCCCCACAATTAAAGAGGTGATGAATGAGTACCGGGCTAAAGAGAATGGCGTTGGATATAGAAACCAATCTTGCCCACAGCACGATCTGGCTCTGTGTAACAGTTGATTTAGATACAAGGGAGGTTGTATGTCATACCGAACCATCAACTCTGGAGCCACTGGTAAAGGAGTACGATCAAATCATCATGCACAATGGAATAGGTTTCGATGCGCCAGTGCTGAGGAAGCTATGGAGTATTGGGATTCCCAAGTCGAAAGCGGTAGACACTTTAATTCTTTCAAGACTTTTGAATCCACAACTAGAAGGAGGCCACAGCCTGAAGGCATGGGGTCAGAGACTGAAGAATAATAAGATCAACTTTGAAGCAGAGGACTTTGATAATGGACTCACCGATGAGATGCAGGAGTACTGTATCCAAGATACTAAACTCACTTGTGACTTGTACACGCACCTTATGGCAGAACTCAACCAGTGGACTGACCCCACGCAGAGTATACTACTGGAACACGACATCGCAGTCATCTGCAGAAACCAAGAAGCCAACGGGTTTAGGCTGGATGTACCGGAGGCTATGTCTCTTAGGGCTGAGCTTGCAGATCAGATGGGTGTTCTTGAGGCTAATGTACAGAGTGTATTTCCGCCGATTGTTGAGGAGCGTTGGTCTGAAAAGACTGGTAAACGACTGAAGGATAAGGTAACAATCTTCAACCTAGCATCCCGGAAGCAGATTGCAGACAGGCTTACCGGCCTAGGATGGAAGCCGCAGAAACACACAGAGAAGGGTCAGCCTATCGTTGATGAGACTACGCTTGAGGGCATCGACATACCGGAAGCAAGGATGATAGCAGAATACCTAATGATGCAGAAGCGTGTGGGTCTTATTGATAGCTGGCTGAAGTTTGTGCAGGACGATGATCGTGTGCATGGGGCAATCATTACCAATGGTGCAGTCACAGGACGCATGACACACCATAGTCCCAACATGGGACAGATACCAAGCGTCAACAAACCATACGGGGAACGATGCCGGCAGCTTTGGACTGTCGATACAGGTAATGTTCTAGTTGGTACTGACCTTTCAGGTATCGAGCTACGTTGTCTTGCCCACTACATGCAGGACGATGAGTGGACACAGGAGTTATTGAATGGGGACATCCATCAGAAGAACGCAGATGCTGCGGGGATTACAAGACCGCAGGCTAAGACTCTCATCTACGCAACCCTTTACGGAGCAGGGGCTGCAAAGATTGGTAGTATTGTCGGGGGCGGTGCGAAACAAGGGAATGAAGTGTTGCAGAGGTTTTATGCTAACACCCCTGCATTGTCACGACTCATGGAAAAAGTTAAGAAAGTGGCGATCAAAGGGTATGTGCCGGGGCTTGATGGTAGGAGAATCATTGTTAGATCTGAGCATGCCGCACTCAACAGCCTGCTTCAGGGTTGTGGGGCTATCATTGCTAAGCAGTGGTGTATTGAAGCACACAAAACATTCAGACAGCATGGACTACCTGTACAACAGGTTGCATTTGTGCATGATGAAGTACAAATTGAAACAGAGGAGAAGTATGGTGAACAGGTTGCACAGATCATGTGCGATGCGGCTTCACAGGCCGGGGTTACCTTGGGCTTTCGTTGCCCGGTAGATGCCGAATCAAAGATCGGTAAGAATTGGTTTGACACACACTAATAAAGTGTGATATAATATTACTATACCACCAACAGAAGGAGAATGGTATGACAGAACGTGTAAAGATTAAAGCAGACGTAATGTGGGCTTACTTGGAGAAGCCTAACGACATGTCTGGTAAGTATCAGGTAGACCTATGCAATCTATCTGACCCTGCTGTCGCTGCCCTAGAAGATATGGGTATTGCAGTGCGACAGAAGGAAGACAAAGGGTACTTCATTACCTGTAAGTCTAGCAACCCTATCAAAGCATACGACAAGAACGGTGACCAGCTGGATGCAACAGTCGGTAATGGTTCTGGTGCTATCGCTATGGTGGGCTTCTATGAGTGGACTTTCAAGAACAAGGAAGGCCGTTCACCATCCCTCAAAAAGCTAGTCATCACAGACCTTGTGAGCTATGACGATGCTGAGCCTGTTGAAGAACTAGATTCAGCAGACATCCTGTAATGCAGTTAGCCCTTATTGATGCGGACATCCTGATCTATCGTATTGGTTTTGCTACCAACAATGAGCAGAAGGATTATGCTATGCGTATTATGGCAAACTTCATTGAAGATATTCTATTAGTAGATCTTCCTGAAGTCCAGAGATGGGAACTCTACCTAACAGGTAAGACTAACTTTCGGTACAGCTATGCAGTGTCTACAGAATATAAGGGCAACCGCAAAGGTGCAGAGAAGCCCAAGCACTACCAACTACTGCGTGAGTATCTCTCATCCTCTTGGGATGCTACCGTAGTAGAAGGTATGGAGGCAGATGATATGCTTGCCATACGTGCGACAGAAGAAGGTGAAGACAGTATGATAGTGTCACTTGATAAAGACCTCGATCAAGTCTCAGGATGGCACTACAACTTTGTTAATAAAAACAAGTACTTCATCACCGAATCTGAGGGGCTTCTTAACTTTTACAAGCAGTTCCTTACAGGCGATGTGGTTGATAATATTAAGGGAGTCAAGGGAATTGGCCCCAAGAAAGCACAGAAGCTGCTTGAGGATAAAACTGAACAGGAGATGTGGGAAACAGTGGTAGAGCATCTTGGAGAAGAAAGGGCATTAGAGAATGGACACCTACTGTACATGCTCCGACACCTTGATGACAGGTTTACTCCACCAGTATGAAGGCGCAATCAGCAAAGGCAAAAGGCAGAAAGTTACAACAGGCTGTACGTGATGCGATCCTTCAATCCTTCCCGACTTTGGAGCCTGACGATGTAAGAAGCACCTCAATGGGGGCAGGGGGAGAGGATGTTCTTCTTAGTCCTAAAGCTAGGAAGCTCTTCCCCTACTCTGTTGAATGTAAGAATCTATCAAAGATAGCAGTATACAACTACTACCAACAGGCAGAAACAAATTGTGGCACACATGAACCGCTAGTGGTTATCAAGCAGAATCGTTGCAAACCATTAGCAGTAGTAGATCTAGAACATTTTATGAAATTAGTAGGAGACAGTAATGAGTCCATTCGATCAAGAAAATAAAGCATACCTTAGCATGACCTATCAGGCTCATGGTAAAACATACTCAGTCAACATTCAACTTGATGACGACTGCACATGGGATGAGATGCTAGGGCCAGTCATTAGTACACTTGAGGCAGCATACGGCTACGCATTTACACTAGACACTGAAGCACTTGGTATCTACTATCCGGGTAAAGACTAATGACTGACAATGTAAACTCACCAAAGCATTATATCCTGAAGCCGGGACTAGAAGTCAAGGATGTGCGTGAGGCTATCCTGTCAAAGCTACAGACAGAAGAGATAGTAGTACCATATGTAGACATTGATGACTGGTCACGTGCATGGGAGTATCTAACACGCTGTTTTTTCAAGAACGGTGCAGAGGATATAGAGAAAGCTCAGTATTACATCAACAGAATGGTTCAAAGGATAGAAGACAGAAGTAAATTTAACCTTGACAACCATGACAGAATAGTGTAAAATAGTAGGTTCGATTTATGTTTACACTACAAGATTTAAAAAGTAAACTTATGCAATTGGATGAGGTAACGCTGATGGAAACACTAGAGATTACCTCTGAAGATTTAGTAAATCGCTTTTCGGATTACATTGAAAATAACTATGAGCATCTATCTGGAGAATTTGATGAGCAAACACCTTGGGATAACGATTGATGTTGAAAGAGACTTTCGCCTCAGTGACCACGCAATTAAACTCATGCAGGACTACTATATGCTTGAGCATGAGAACAGCCCTCAAGAAGCTTTTGCACGTGCATCAGTGGCTTACTGCGCTGATGACTTGGATCTGGCACAACGCATCTACGACTATGCTTCAAAAGGTTGGTTCATGTTTGCGAGTCCTGTACTCAGCAATGCCCCGGAACCGAATGGAAAGATTAGTGGGTTGCCTATTAGTTGTTTCCTTACTTACGTGGGGGACAATCTTGATAGCC